ACAACTCTCTTGCAATTAGTACAACAAGCATCAGCCGAGATGGGCTTGGCTATCCCTAATACGGTAGCTGGCAACACCTCAACTGATGTTACGCAAATGTATTACCTTATCAATGCAGCAGGTAACGAACTTGCAAGAGAGTACCCATGGGAAGCGATGAATACCGAGTATGATTGGTATTCACAATACTCTGAATCAGACGGTGCTATTCTTTACGGCACTAGCGTTATTACAGGTGTAGACCCAGCTACTGTAGCGTTTATCAATGCTGCTGGTGCAGAAAACTTCCAAGTGCAAGGTGAAGGCGTTATCCAAAGCACACAAGTCGTGTCTGCATTAGGCACTACCGTTACAATTAACAGTGCTGCTACAAGTGATGGCAACGGCAACTATGTATTTGGTCAAGTTATGTATGACTTGCCAGCAGGGTTTGACCGCATCACAGACCGCACACAATATGACAAGTCTAAACGCTGGGAGATGTTAGGCCCTGAAACACCACAACAATGGCAATGGCTCAAGTCTAGCTACATCTCAACTGGCCCTCGTATTCGTTGGCGTATCATGGGTCAGAAGTTTCAAATATGGCCACTAACATCTACTAATGAATACCTAAGCTTTGAGTACATATCAGGTAATTGGGCGCAATCATCATCAGGCACAGGCCAAACTCAATTCATACAAGATAGCGACACTTGCATATTTCCTGACCGTTTAATTGTATTAGGTTTGAAAAAGAAATACTTTGAGGTCAAAGGTTTTGACACATCGTCCTATCAGCGTGATTACGATATGCAACTTAACATCGCTAAAGCTAACGATGCAGGTTCACCAACACTATCATTAGCACCAAGAACAGCCAATGTCCTAATTGGTTGGGAAAACATACCAGACGCTAACTACGGGAGCTAACAATGGCTGATTTCAAACCTTTAAAATATGCAAAAGCTCTTATGGGAATGACACCATCTGAAGGTGGATTAAATTATGCTGATTATCCACATCCGTATAGAAATCCTGAAGCTAATGGTGGTGGGTTAAGAGCATGGCAAAATAAAGACGGCACTTATGGCGGTCAAATGATGCCTAAAACTTCTGGTTGGCAAGGCGAAGTGACTGGTTTAGACCCAAGGACTAAAATTACAGAGTATTCAATGGGCGGTCAAAACGGAGAGCCATTTTTCCCAAGCGTTACTCAAAACATGACTCCAGAACAAATACAAAATGTTCGCTTATTGGAAGCTGAAAAAATTGCATGGGATAGTCCTCAAGGAAAGTCTGTTAGAGATAAAGCGTATCAAGAATACATGATAAGAAAAAATCAAGGACTAAGCCCATTCAAGGATTATAACTAATGGCTATAGCTAAAAGAGCTGTATCACAGCCAGTATCATTGCCAGCTCCAGTAGGCGGTTGGAACGCTAGAGATGCTTTACCAGCTATGGCACCTTCTGACGCTGTTATTCTTGAGAATTGGTTTCCAGCAACCACAGAGGTAGCATTAAGAAACGGTTACGCAAAACACGCTACAGGTATTACAGGGCAAGTAGAAACGCTCATGGCCTACTCTGGAGCAGCCACAGACAAGTTATTTGCTATCGCTGGTGGCAGTGTATACGATGCAACCTCGCAAGGCGCTGTAGGCGCTGCTGTAGTAACTGGATTGACCAACTCACGATGGGGCTATTGCAACATAGCAACCGCTGGTGGCAACTTTCTGTCTATGGCCAATGGTGTAGATGCACCTAGAAATTATAATGGCTCTACATGGTCTACTCCGTCTATTACAGGGGTAACTGCTACTACATTGCGTGACCCTATACTGTATGCTGAAAGACAATTCTTTATACAAGATAACACTTTAAAGGTTTGGTATTTGCCAGTAGATTCAATTGCTGGCGCTGCTAACTTTGTAGATGTGTCTTCATTTATGACTAAAGGTGGCTACATTGTAGCTCACGGTACTTGGACGATTGACGCTGGTAACGGTGTGAACGACCACTATGTGATTATGACTAATAAAGGTCAAATCATCGTGTATCAAGGTATAGACCCAACATCTGCGACAACATGGTCTATGGTAGGTGTGTGGGATATTGGTGCTCCAGTAGGCCGTAGAAGCCTATACAAATACGCTGGTGATATGCTTATTATTTGCCAAGACGGTGTAGTGCCATTATCAGGTGCTTTGCAGTCATCTAGGGTTCAGCCTAGGGTAGCAATCACCGATAAGATTCAGTACGCTATTTCAGAGGCTGTAACTAGTTACGCTAACAACTTTGGCTGGCAATTAATGTATGTGCCTACTATCAACCAATTATGGTTGAATGTGCCTATACAAGAGAGCCAAAATCAACAACAATACGCTATGAATACCATTACAGGCTCATGGTGTAACTACACTGGCTGGGCAGCTAACTGCTTAGAAATGTTTAATGACGAGCCTTACTTTGGTGGTGATGGTTATGTCGCTCATGCTTGGTATGGTTCAGACGATGACGGCAATAACATTACAGCGTTAGGGCTACAAGCTTTTAACAACTTTAACGGTGCAGGTCGTTTAAAACGCTTTACAATGAGCCGTCCTATATTCAGGACTGATGGCGCACCAGCTATCTATGCTGGCATTAACATTGACTTTAATACAGACGCACCTACAGCCTCATTAAACTTCACTCCGTCTACCTATTCTCAATGGGATTCTGCTTTGTGGGATGCAGGAACTTGGGGTGGAGCTTTAACCGTATTGCAAAACTGGCAAGGGCTAAATGGTGTTGGTTATTATGGCGCACCTATTGTTAAGACTGCTGCCTCTGGCATACAAGTGAGATGGGTTGCTACAGACATTGTTATAGAGGGCGGTGCAATTCTGTAATGTTAGTCCAAGGCGAATATGTCGCTCGTTGGGTGATGGAAAAGGTAGGCTCTTATACCGAAGGCATGACAGCCCTAGGTTGGGAAATAAACGGTGTTATTATAGCTGGCACAGCCTTTGAGAACTGGAATGGCAACAATATGTTTGGCCATCAAAGGATAGACTCACCACCACCAAAAGGTTACTGGCTAACAGTAGTTGATTACATATTTAATCAAGTAAAGGTTAAACGCTTTACAGCTACTGTAGAGGCTAATAATCACAAAGCAATAAGCCTTAACCACAAAATAGGTTTTGTAATAGAAACAACTTTAAAAGACGCAGGTCGTAACGGTGATTTACATATAATGACCTTATGGCCTGAAAACTGCAAAATGTTAAACTGGAGTAAAAAAAATGCTAGGTAAATTTGTGCAATTAAGATTGCAAGGTGTTCGTGACCCATTCATATCAATGGCCAACGGTAAGGCTAAAGCACCACCAGCGCCTGACTATACTGCTGCGGCTAAAGAAACTGCTGCTGGTAATTTAGAGGCTGCAAGGGCTACTGCTGCTGCTAACCGTACTAACCAAGTTACTCCATACGGCAATCTTACTTACACTGCTAATCCAGGCACTGATGCTTACGGCAATACTTTGTATACAGCCACTCAAACACTATCTCCAGAGCAACAAAAAATCTACGAACAAGAAAGCCAACTTAATGAAGGCTTAATGTCTACAGCCAACAAAGGCTTAAACTACGCCAATGAAATGCTAAGTCAGCCTGGTGTAGATATGTCTAAATTGCCATCTTACGGCATTAATCCTGGTGAAACATACTCTGACGCTATTATGCGTAGGTTACAACCTCAAATAGCTCAACAAAGCGAGATGTCTGATGCTCAACTAGCTAACCAAGGTATTGCTCAAGGCACAGAAGCTTACAACAATGCTAAACGCCAGTTGTCACAACAACAAAACGATTTGTTGACTTCAGCTCAAATTCAAGGCATGAACACAGGGTTGTCTGCTAATCAACAAGCCTTTCAACAAGAAGCTTACAATCAAATGCAACCTATCAATGTCATCAACGCATTGCGTACAGGTTCACAAGTGCAAAACCCTAGCTTTGCTAACACACCTAATCAAGCCGCAACTGCTGGTGCTGATATATTAGGAGCTACACAAGCTGGTTATAACGCTCAATTAGCTGGAGTAAATGCACAAAATGCAGCTAGTGGTGGCTTTATGAATGGTTTAGTTGGTTTAGGCATGGCTGGTGCAACTGCTTACTAATGATTGCATTAGCATTTAGTGGCGGTAAGGATTCTTGGGCTTGTTTGCAACTTTACAAAGACCAATTAAAAGACATTACAGTCTTATGGGTAAATACTGGTAAAAACTTTCCAGAGGCTCTACAAAGCGTTGAATTAGCAAAAGCAATGTGTCCTAACTTTATTGAAATAAAAGTGGATAGAGAGGCTCAAATTGATGCTTGTGGCCTACCGTCCGATATAGTTCCATGTGACAACACAGTATACGGTGAAACGGTTACTGGTAAAGTAACGCAAAGAATACAGCCTTATTTTCAATGTTGTTATGAAAACATAGGAAAGCCTTTGCATGACAAGGCTAAAGAACTTGGTGTAACACATATAATCCGAGGCGATAGAAAAGACGAAGGCCATGTATCTAACAGAAAAAATGGCGATGTAGTAGATGGAATTGTACAGCTTCATCCTAATGAAAACATGACTAAGCAAAATGTATTAGATTATTTAGAGTCTGTTATGGAAGTGCCAAAACACTTTTATTTAGAACATAGTTCGCTAGACTGCTCTGATTGTTCTGCTTATTTAAAAGACACTAAAGATGTAGCGGAATGGGCTAAAATTAATCACCCATTACTTTACAAAGAAAAGATGATTAAAGTAAATAAAGTTAAGGATATTTTAATGCAAGAGATGACATTGGGATTTGGAGATTAATATGAGTTTATTTGGTAATCAAGAAGAGTTGCCTCAAGATGACACAATGATGCAACTTGAATTGCAACGCAGAATGAAATTTGCTGATGCGTTACGCAATCAAGAAGCACCTCAAGGTCAAATGGTATCGGGTCATTATGTTGCCCCATCATGGACGCAACAATTATCTAGGTTAGCTAACAATTATGTAGGTGGTCAACAAGAGCAAGAAGCCATGAAAAAATATGGTGATTACAAAGCTGCTGAAAACACCAAAATGATTGACGCTCTTAAGAAATTTGGTAAAGCATTTGAGCCTACTACACAAACTCAAACTACTTACGCTCCAGGCGTTGGTAAAGAATTGGCTATTGGCGATACAGTTCAAACTGCGCCTAATTACAGCCCTACAAGCAACGCTAGTGAGATGGTTGCACCTACATCACCGTATGGCACACAAAACATGACAGGCAACGCTGTAACATCCGTTCCTACCACTACGACAACAATGGTACAGCCTAATGAAAACACTATCAGACAAGCTTACATAGATTACGCAACAGCCACTAAAAAACCTCAACTAATAGAAGCGTTAATGACAGGTGACTTTGAAACAATGAGGAAACGCAATGCACCTTACGAGCTTGCTGCTGGTGCAAGACGATTTGAAGGTGGAACTAACCGTCTTATTGCAGAAAACCCTAAACAAGACTCCGAGTCTATTTCTAACTTAGAAAAAGAATACCGCTTTGCTCAAAAAGGTGGTTACAAAGGTTCTCCAGAAGATTGGAAACGCATTTCATCAGAAATGACTGACGCACAAAGAGCGCAATTAGATATTGCAATGGCTAATTTAGGCATAAACAGAAACGAAAGTATTTACAAATATGGCAGTCCAACACCGCCAACACCGCCAATGGCTAAACCTAAATCTGTTACGATGAACGATGTAAATGAAACCGCTAGAAATTCTGGGAAAACAGTAGAGCAAGTTAAAAAAGACTTTAAAGCACAAGGCATTGCCGTACAAGGAGTTAAATAATGGCTGATTTTTCACAATTACTATATGGTTCAGCACCAGCAGCAACCGCCCCAGCAGGCATGAGAACTCCAGGACAAGGCTTGCCAGGCGCTCTTAGAGATAAGGCAATTGATAGAGCTTCAGAAGCT